CCGCCAACACCCCAGCCAGTCCCGTCTACAAATACATCAAGGCCGCTTGTTATCTGATAGGCGGCTATAGTTGAGGCGCCTCCGTTGCCGGTATCGCTAGAGTTGGCTGTAACCGTATCGCCATTTGTATCTTTTGCAATAATCGTGTAAGTGTTAGAAGTCGGTACGGATTGTATTTGATATTCTTGATTTAACACTGTTGCAGTAATGTTTCCACCTAAAGAGACTGCATCGGTATATGTAACAAAATCACCTACGTTAGACCCATTACCAGAGTCTGTGACAGTAATCGTAGAAGATCCATCAGTTGCTGCAAAAGTAGCCGCACCGGCTGCACTGGTGCGTCTTATGGGCGTTACATCGTTATATGAAGAACCTTCCTGGATGTACAGCTTGTATCGAGTTCCTAACCCAAGAAGTTTTGTACCGTCTAGGTCAACCCAAGCATGTAGTTTTCTACCCGTTCCTTCATAAGAAGAAGATATGTATTTTTCCCAACCGCCTATCTTTTCTGCAAACCCTTTTCTAAAACGAACAAGGTTGCCATCAAACCAACCACCCTCTGCGGTATAGCTTGTTCCTTGCTTGTTTATACCTGGGTTAAATAAAAATTTTTGTAAAGGCATTTTATCGTACCTGATATTCCCCAGAGCTAATCATCTGGCAAATTTCTAATGATCGGTCACCTACTTGCTCTGCCCAGCGGCTACGATAGAACTCTTGTCCAGCCTCTTCGTAGTTACCATCAGCCATGTGCCCCAAGGCTTTAACAAACTTGCGTAACTTGGTCTGACCAATATTAAATGACAGGTCTATTAAGGCTTCTTGACGCACGCTATCTAGCTTTGAGAACCACTCGTATTCAATCGTCAACTCTTCGCGGCAACGTTTTATGTCGTTATTCAACAAGTAATTTATTTCGTCTTCAGAAAGACCAAGGCCAGATTCTGATATGTTTCTGCCAACACCAATAGTTTCGTAACCCGCAGAGCACATATAGACCTTATCTCTAACGCCTTCGTGCCGCTTTAACATATTTACTAGTCTATTCATCATTCGTGCTTATGTGATGCGCCATAGTAGAAACTGATAATAGATGAGACGATGCCGCCCAAATACCCAAGGACAAGATTAACAATCCCATCGTCATTCGCAGAAGGATCTTGAATTGTAACCAGCGCGATGTACCCACCAAAGAAAATGACACACGCAACCGCAATAAACTTTGGCGTCCAATCACCTTTAAACGCTGCCCTAGCGTGTTGTACATCTTCTGCTTCCAGTGCGAATACATCTACGTCTAACTTCTTCATCTGAACCTGAAAATCTAGTTCAGCCTTTTTAATCTCAGCTAACTGTTCTGGGGTAGCCGATTGTACTGCATTAGCAATGCTTCTCTCGTCAGGCTTGCAGCCCAGCACACTGGCGATGGTTTGTGCCGCAGCGCCCCCTAGAGGCCCACCAAGGGCTTGACCAAGGGTAGGTGCTACCGCACCAATTAACCCTTTAATAGCTTCAAATTTCATTGTGTTAGTACCAAACCAACAATAGCTATTAACGAAGTAATCATGACGGGGTAGATACCCCAGATCATACGCTCTAACTTATCGAAACGTTCTGACCCGGAGTCTAACCGTTCTTTGATAGCGGCATAACGCAAAGCGCATTCAGCTTCATGAATCTCGATTTTCTTTAACGCTTTGCTTGCATGAGTCTCGGCCATTATCCTGCATCCGTTTCCGGTTCTACTTCTTCAACCACTTGGATTGATTCGCGTAACGCATTCTCGCGGAATCCTAGTGCAACTTGTAAGTTAACGCTCTGCTGTTGTGCTGCCGCAATTTGATTCTGCAAATCAGTAATCTGTTTACGCAAGTTAACCACCTCGACGTAGTGGATCTTGGAATCGTTGCCAAGCTCATTTACGTCATACTCCTGATCGTCAATGGTTAGAATGATGGGTTGCTGCTCCTGTTGTTCGCTCATAACTCCTCCTAGTTTTGGTTTAAGCGTTACTTAATTGTGCCATCTTTTTCAAGATCATTCACTCTGTCTTCAAGATAACTAAGCCTAATCTCTTGAGCATAGTTAGTACGGATCGCTTCTTGAACCTCTTGGGGTGGTGCCCAGTTGTTACGAAAATCCGTATTCAACTCAACCACCTTTTGCAAGGCATCGATCTGGCTGTTCTGCAATAAATCATCGGGCAAAGCACCCAGCTCGCCACGCGGCCATTTGGTACGAAATTCGCTGTTAAAACCTATGTCCACCTCAAGGATGGTTAGCTGTCGTTCCAACACCGAGATACGGTTAGTAACTTCTGTGTAACCAATGACCGCGATAGCAACTCCCGCAATAATGGCAATGAGGTTGCGTAACGGTATCTCGATCTTTGTCTCGTCGGATAATTTTGCAGCCATTACTTATTCCGGTTGTTCCATAGATCAAACAGTGTGCGAATCTTCTCCTTAATCTGCTCTATGTCCGCATGCATTTTGGCTAAAACGATAACCAACGTCACGAACCCCAGAGCAATGGGCCATATCGCCCCAATAGCGTCTAATGCGTCCATAACGTCTAGCTCTCATTTGTTTTTACCAAGGTACACCAGAAGCGGTGGTTGCAGCAGCATCGATTTGCTTTTGCACCTTCGCAGTACGGTCGGCTTCGACGCGCAGCTTTGCTTCCTCTGGAGTTTCATCGCCTTCAACCAGACTTGCATATACCCAGCCCAGCACATCGTCTTGCGTGAGATCAGCATAAGGGATGTAGTCTGGGCTTGATGCGTCATACTCACAGCGCAGCTTGCCGCCTTCAGTAGCACTGTAGGATGGCGTACCATCGCTTTGCGCTACCATTGACCAGTAAACCAAGAAAACTCCACCATCGGAGTCCATGTGTTGCATGTCAGATACTGACCATGTGTTAGTTATTGCCATTTTGTTTCTCCTTTAATGACTGTTTATGATTCTAGTTGTGCGACTCTGGCGCGTAGGCTTTGTATTTCTTTAAGCATCATTGGTACTAGCTTGCTGTAATCAACACCCATCATTTCTTCAGGGTCTTCTGGTTGGCTTACTGCGCTTGGCGCTACCTCAAGAAGCTCTTGTGCGACCATGCCGTACTTCTGGTGTGACCCGTCAGCCTTCCAGTCAAACGAACGTACTTGGATAGCGTCGATGTCATCAGAAGCAGAAGGTGCGTCTACGATGTTGTCCTTGAGGCGTTGGTCCGAGGAAGTGTTGTAAGCCGTTGCTGCACCTGTAACTGATATTGAACCAACTATTGTTGATTGTTTTCTAAAATCACAAATAGATCCGTTAGTTGCAAAGTTTTGCCCAAGCACCAACGATGCACCAGAAGTATTGTTTGCTATCTGCATCCCACCACCAGAGGTGTATCCAACTCCACCAGTCGCCGAGAAACCACTTGCAGGGTTGGAAACAGTATTTCCGAGAGTCACAAAGTTACCACTAGCATCAACAAACAGCATATGGGTGTTGCTGTCAGACTCAACGCGGAAGTCTCCAACAGAGGTGCTGTCCTCGTTGACCGCTAACCCGTGATGAACAACCACGCCGCCGTCAACGGCGGTGCCATTAAACGTCATAATATCTTCGTATGAGCCGCTACGGGTTATAGACTGAATGACGTAGTTATGGCCGGAGGCAGGCGTTCCGTCCGCTTCCATACGATGTCGCCACTGGTACACACGGTTATTGTCAACCGCAGTGTCGTTAATCCCGTAAACAAGAACATCCAAGTCAGAGGCCGCGTTATACGCGATGCCGTTGTACATCCGGATAAATTTTTTGGCGGTGTTCGGGCCTATGTTCAAAACAGCATCTGTTGTACCGGCACCGTGCATCGTAATGTAGTTGCCGCCAGCGTCTACTGCAAACATGCTGGATTGATTGTCAGACTCAACGCGGAAGTCAAGGTCAGTCCCGCTCTGATTTATAACAGCTTCAGTTGTACTGATTTGAAGCGCAATAACTTGAGCAGCTTCTAAGTACAACTGAAATTCTTTCATATAAAACCTAGCCGTGTCATACGCGGCGGTAGAGCGATTATAGAACTGGATAAAGCTGGTAGTGCTATCTATACCTTCTGGGCCGAACTCAATACCGGACGAGCCGTCCTTCGATACTACAAACTCATAACTTGGCGCTCCGGTTCCAACCCCAACCCGATTAGCACCTGCATCAACAAACAGCATATGAGCGTTACTGTTAGACTCAACGCGGAAGTCGAGGCTACCAAGACTGTTTTCGTTAAAAGTTGCACCAGAGGAATTAAACCTGTGTTCAAGCGTTCCGCTGGAAGAAATTCTTAGACCGTCATTACTAGAAACGCTATAATCAAGAGTTATAGGGTACCCGGAGTCCATATGCAGACCAATAGTGGCTCTAGAATCGTAGGGTAATTTTAATGCCGCAAAATCTGTTGTATCTGTATTGAAAGTCCAGTTAACACTACCTGTCGTGCCTGTAATACCGGATTTCAAGTTGATCTCGGCATTACTAGCCTCTAACTTGAGGCTTCCGGCCACTTCCAAAACCTCTGTGGTTGGGCTTTGACCAATACCCACCCGATTAGTGCTTGCATCAACAAACAACATATTAGCGTTGCCGTCAGACTCAACGCGGAAGTCGGAATCCGCTCCGCTTTGGTTAAACACGGCTCCAATTTCATTAATTAAGTAGCCACTCCAATCAAGCGTAGTGCGGAGCACCCTACTGCCATTATGATAGCCTTGAAATACCAAACCCGATTTTGTGGTAGGAGTCGTATCAGTGTCGCCGTAAACAATAATATTGTTTGATCCACCATTACCGCTAGACAGCATTTCAAGAACCGCGTTTCGATCATTTGCGGCATCGACCGCTCTAATACTAATGGCAGTTGTGCCGCCGGAAGCGATAGACAGCACTCTGCCTGTAGCGGAAATTCCGCTTTCAAGCGTAGAAGATGGCGCAGGATCATTTATGCCGATATTGCCATTAGTGGCATCAACAAACAGCGCATGGGTAGAGCTGTCGCTCTCAACGCGGAAATCAGCGTCTATGCCATCTTCGTTAAAGACTGCGTGTCCACCTACTGTGGGCTTTACAGCAAATGCCCCATCGCTACCAAGCCTTAACTTTTCTGTAGCATCTGCACTAGCGGCGTTTGTGAAGAATACTAAATCATGCTCAGAGTTTGCGCTAAGTTGCTCTGCTCTGATGATAGCCTTGCGAGTATCGTTTCGACCTAGCCAGAGTTCTGCATCATAATCCGAAGTGGTCGCCAGACCTTTTATAATAATATGTTGAGAAGCCGCTGAGACTGTTACATCTCCACCAACCGCCAATGTACTTGCCATATCCACAGCACCATCAATGTCAATCGTTGTGGCAGCAATTTGAACTTCAGTATCCGCAACAATATCAAGCTGTCCGTCTGCGCTTGAATTGATATAGATTGCCGTGTCGCGGAACTGAACCTTCTGGGTCGTATCAACTTCTATATCGTTTGCGCCAGTAGTGTTACCGTTAGCAAGGATCTCGGCTAGGGTATCAACAGTTCCGACTTGACTATCGACATACGCCTTGATTGACTGCTGGGTGGCAAGTGCCGTGGCGCTGTCAGAAGACATATCGTCTTCGTCTTTAATGGTAGTAACCGTAGTTGTGTCAGTGCCTTTTAAAGATGCAAAAGTGGTTAATCCTGTGACGGTTAAGGTTCCAGCAGACAGGGTAACTACGTGATCGACAGCTTCAACAACGTTAGTACCATCACAAAATAACAGCATAGACTTGCCATTAGGTATGGCAATGCCGGTACCCGCAGACGTTTTTAGAGTAATTACCTGCCCAGTAGTGTTTTTTGCAATATAAACTTTTGAATTAGCAGGACAAATTACTGTACCTGCGCCAGTAAGGGCTGTTCCTGTATCAGTAAACGATAACATCGCACAACGAGATTCTGAGGTCGTGCCATCGGCAGTAGTTAACGTATGAGAATTGGCTGTCCACGAATCAATAACCGCCAGACCAGCGACCGCTTGCTCAACCATCTGCGTAATATTATCGTTTACAACATCGCCCCAAGTACCGCTCAATTCCCCCTGAACGGGAAGAGCCAGTTTAAGGATCGTAGTATATTGCGTTGTCATGTTCTTACCCTCATGCGGCTATGTCTTGCCAGTTTGGATTCTGAGCTGTATTTATATTAACCCAATTTGGATTTTGTGCATCATTAATATCTTGCCAGTTCGGATTTTGACCGGGGACTATTTGACTCCATATGTGTACAGTCCCTACTTCACCTGTGGCTTCCACACCTGTAGCAAATATGTTTACCCCAAGCCCTACAATTACATCGCCAATAGCGCCTGTGGCTTGGACACCACCTACCCCTATACTTGCAACTACATCACCAATAGCACCTGTGGCTTGGACACCTGTTACAGCGACATCGGCGGCTACACCTACACTACCTATTTCGCCTGTAGCTGCAACCCCTGTTAGTTGTACGCTACCACTTGTGGATACAGTACCAAGGGCACCTGTGGCTTCTAAACCTGATGCTTGGACTGCGCTGCCTATAGCTACTGTACCAAGAGCGCCTGTAGCTTGAACTCCTGTTAACGCAACAGCAGCAGATACACCTATGTTGCCTACATTACCGGTCGCTTCTAGCCCTGACGGGGTTACATTTGCATCCCCGCTTACCGATACCGCACCTATATTACCTGTGCCAGCAACTCCTGTAACAGCTACTATCGCATCGGCAGCGACACTTACATTACCTATTGCTCCGGTTGCTTGGACACCATCAACATTGACAATGATAAGGGGGGTTCCCCAAGAACCTTGCCCCCAACTAGCGCGTCCCCAGCCTTCGTATGTCGTCGAAGATGGCATTAGTTATGCCTAAGCAATCCTGATAATGGCGTTAGTAGCATCCGCTGTCGGGAAAGTAATCTGAAAATCACCTGCGGAAGATCCTTTATCACCACCAAAATCAAGTACCGCAACCGCAGGGGTAGACCCACCTGCTTGGTAAATTAAAGCCCCAGCAGCGGTAATTGTCGCCGTAGTCCACGTAGTTGTATTAAAACTAAGAAACGCCGTAGTACCCCCAGTAGTAGGGTTGGTAGAGATAGACAGCGTGTTACCCCCCGCAGTATACCCTGTGCCCGTGACTTCGTTGCTTGTAGTGTACGCAGTAGTAGCAGCGTCCAACGACGCGCTAGACGTATATAACGCGATCTTATAAGACTGCGCTGTGTCACTACTAAAATCCATTTCTCCGTCAAGTAATGCTTGCTTGAACGAAGTACACATTGCCTGTGTAATTGCCATGTTAAACTCCTTAAGTTACTGGAACCCGTAATTGTCCTGAACGGAATGCGTCTTCGCGCAGTTTGCCATCCCCAAGATTCTTGAGTAGGCCAAGAGCCTGTAAAAATAACCGCTCATACAGAGCTACAAGATCAGGTTCACCTTTCATAAACCGTATTGCTTCAACTAACGCACCATTCAATAATGCACTGTCAAACTCATCACCTAACCACGTAGTACCTGCGGTAACGATAGATTCAGGGTAATACCCATAATGCAGCTCTACCGAGTACCCACTATTTGGTGTTGGCCCAACAATAAACGCATCGTCGTTAAAGTAAGCGTAATGCACCGGTAAACCAGTAGAAGTGGCGTTAGGGTATGCTTCGCGTATGAAGTTAACGTCTTTGTTAATCAAGTACGAATAGTTACCACTGCCATCAATTACGGCTAACGAATACGACCATAAAAAATCAGCCGGTGTGTCTAGGTATTTATTATCTGTGGTCAACGAACCAGTAACGTTTTTACGTAACGCAGGTATCTGTACAGTATTGTATATCTTCTGTTCCGACTGTTCAGTGAACAAAGCGAGTTGGTCATCTGTAAAAGTTGTTTCACAAATGTCCTGAATGTCTGCTTTAAGCTGCGTGTAATTCATGGTTTAAGCCATCGGCCCTCGACACATGAAACCTTTAGTCGCAGCGCCAGCACCGCGCATCTTAACACCGGACGTTTTAACGCCTTTCATGCTTGGCTTGGGGCCATAAGACTTAACACCTTTGTCTTTATGTACTTTTACTTCATCCATGCCAAAAACGTTTTTAGGGTTATACATCGTACTACTCCTATGTAATCGTTATTGTAACTGTACCTACTGATCCAGTAGCCACTAAGTCGTTAGGGGTTAGACCAAACGGATCATTTCCGCCACCTACAGGGTTCCAACCCCATTGTATATCTCTACTACTATAAACTCCTGACGTACCTAAACTTCTATCTGGTCTAGGATTTCGTATTGCCTGTGGATCACTGACCGGAAACTCACCTAGTTTAAGCTGTGGTTGACCCGGATTCCAACATTCGGGGCACGCTTTTATCTGCGTATCTCTGTCCTTAACAATTAAACTTTTTAACTCTTTTAGTTTGTACTGGAACCCACACACATCGCACATGGCGATGGCTTTCTTATCAGAAGCAAACCGCGTACCCATTGTTAGATCCTACCTGCGCGAGGTACAAACCTGATCGGGGCTTTTTCTCTGTCTTCTCCTGCCGCAAGTTCAAACTGTTCTTCGTACGCTGCTTTAAGCATAGGTACTCTTTCCATAAACTCAGGAACTTTCATAGCAATATGGTAGGCCAGACCCGCTACTAAACACGGAAAAAACCTAAAATTCATGTCGGCTGTCTCGATACCGTTACCTGCGTCTTGTACACGCCGCATACGCCAATAAATTATCTTGTAACTCTCAACATTGTCCGGGACGGGCCATACAGTTACCGAGGGGACTTGTTCCCAGTACGCTGGTATAGCGGTACCACCCACGGTATGCGTCGCTGCTGTGGTGCCCTGCTGGCCTCTAAAGCAGTTCTGTAACACGTTACCGGTAATGTAACTGTAGTTAATAATCTCGTTCTCTAACTTGATAAACCCCGCAGGAGGTAGACCAGCCACCCCACTTAGCGTGATTGTCGTATCTGTGCTGGATGCGGTAGCAGCTAACGTAAGACCTGTCGGGTAAGTTTGCCCACTGTCCCTGTGCACGACGACTTGTATAGGACGAGCCTGTGTTATTTTGTTGGGTATTGACGAGTACGTACTGATACTAATCCGACTCAATGTTAGGTCAGATTGCGTAGTCTGATTGTTCGCACCCGTCCGAATAGAGTGTTCCAGTAGGTCAATGGTGTCGTCCGGTAAAGCGTACGTAGACTGTCCTTGCACAAGATCCAGTGATCCCTGCTCGATAGTCCACATATTAATGCCACGGTTTTGCCACTCAATCGTCATCAGATTCATAGAACGACGTGCAGTCTGTAGGTCATACCCAGACCGTAGCTCCCGCCCAGCGCGTTCCCACGCCTCTTCAGCGATGTCTGTGAACGGCATATTAAATGCTGTTGTGCCTGATGTAGCCATTATTTTTTCCAGCCGTTTCTAGCTTTTTCTTTAGCCTTCTTGGATAAATCCCCGTAGTGATACAGTTTTTTCGATGTTCTAGACATGTTTTTGCCTGTCATCAACGTACCATCAGGGTGTTTGTGCATCCCACCTTTATGTTCTGCACCATCCTTGAAGTAATGTTTTACACCTTTAGCCACTTCGTTTTTTCCTACGTAGCGGTGTTACACGCTTCGGTTTACCCGCTGGTTGACCCAGTTTCTTCTTCTGGGCTATCCGTTTGGTCTTCTCCGCTTTGGTCATTTCAGAAGACGTTTTAGGTGTCTTGGCAGATACCCGCTTTGTAGGTCTACAATACGGTGTACCACGTTTTTCACCCTTGGTTCGTCCACAGTCTTTACCGGTACGAACGTCCTTCCAGTCTTCTTTAAACCAACGTTTTAGGGCTGCACCCTTTGCGGTCTTTCTAACGGCCACTCTTATTACCCCAGTTTTTAGCGCCTTTCTTGCGGCATTTCGCAATAGCGCCTGAAGCGTAGGCGGACGGAAAGACCTTATAACGTGACTTAACCTTGTTATAACACGCGTCTTTAACCGAACCGCCTTTTTTGTAGTAACAGCGCATTAGCTACCTTTCATACTTACCATTTTGGCTTTACGAACGCCTTTGGTAGCACAACCCGCTCCACGGACTTTTCCACCAGACTTGTAGATTTTACCGCCAGCTTTTCTACCACCACCGCCTCTGCGACCAGCACCACCTGCTGCTCTGCGTCTAGCTCTAGCGGCTGCTTGGCGTCTTTGCTCAGAAGTAGGTTCACTAATGCGTTGTGGCCCCATAGAACCAGTCCTAGGCATACCTGCATCGGGAGCACTCATGAGCATTTCACCACCCATAACACCAGCGCGTGGGTTAGCCATACCAACAGGCATACGCCCACCAGCTTGAAATTTCATGGCCTTGTCACCAGCAAACTTACGTCCGCCCATTGACTTCTCCATGCCTTCACTCTCATCACGACGAGATTTCATGGATTGTTTTTTCTTACCATTTTTAGCGCCCATAGAATCATCTAGGCGAGCGTTATATCCTTGCTTCTTCATGTTCGTTACACCACCTTCGTTTAGTTTTTTTACTCCACGACCCTTTAAAATGTCGGCTTGCGTAACCTTACCGTCGCCAGTTAGGTCAGGAAAACCACCAGATTTATACTTCTTCATCTTCATGAATTTCTTTCCAACATTTTTTGGGACACCTACTTTTTTAGCGAATTTAGGGTTGTTAGCTACCGCCGCCATAAACCGCTGTTGTTTTCTAGATTTAGCAGGCATTACCACTTCACCTTATCAGCCCAATACGCAGCAGAACTCTTGCCTTTAGCAATGTTTCTACCATGTCTGGACTTAAAAGACTTGCGTTTCGCCTTCATACGTGCAGATTCACCCTTTTTAGGTTTACCCGCAGTACTAGCACCTTGTTCTCCAAACCTAATAATTTTCTCTTTACCACCCTCGCATGCCTTTACAACATGCGATTTTTTAGGGTGGTTAGGAGTTCGGCGGGGCTTATTACAAGCCATACCTTTCTTATTTATTTGACCACCCGCTTTGTAGTAGGCACGCATCTGCGTTACCTATAGAAAACAGTCGCTGCTGTACAAGCAGTAAAGGTCGAAACGTAAACGTCATCAGGACATCGGATACCATCATCGGGGATATTGACCGAATGCGTAGAACTTGCACTGAAGTCTAGATCTAACACTGTATTCCCACCGTTACCATCAGTGACAGTAATACGAGGAGAACCAGTAGTAGTCAGGACTTGAATCTGCGTAATACGCGCAGGGCCAACACCTAATGATCCGGTTCCTGTAATCCGTTTTGATTGGATATCAGAACTAGACATTACCTACTCCCTATGGCTGTACCGCAGTGTTGTAGGCTTGTGCGTACAGAATCGTGATAACTGCTTCCCCAGCGGTGGTTGCTGCACTGTTAGTAACCGTCAATTTAAGATCAGCCGTACCAGTGTTTGCCCATGCGTTCGTGCCACCACCTTGAGTAGTAACAGTCTTTAGGCCAGCAGTTGTACCGCTTGCAAGGGTGTTCAGAATAGTAGTCGCTCCACCAACAGTATCACCAACGCTAATGTTGGTAGTAGCGTTAGCTGCTGTAGCTAAATCTACAACTACGTCGATAATTTTAGAGTTTGCAGGAATAACCATGTCAGTTGATCCTGCTGCAATAGCGCCACCGGAAAGATCCATTGTGTGCGTCTGCATCATGACAACATAGCCAACGTTGGCTACATCACTACCTAACGTAGTTCCTACAGTGTTGCGGATGTTACCAGCCCGGATTGGGCCAGAAAAAGTTGTGGTACCCATTGTAATCTCCTGTCTTGGGTTAAGTCTGCTTTCGCAGTCAGGACTTACTTTATACTACAGAAAAAAGAAAGGGGCAACATGTGCCCCCTCTTATGTACCCGCGTTTATGCGCCGGGAGAACCAAAGATTCCGAGTGGGTCAGAAACCCCAAAGGAATATCGCTCTCTAGCTTTGTAGCGCGAGTTGCCAGTATCGAAATCAGCATCCATAGACGTTGACATCGGAGTACGGACAAAGTGCTTCAAACCGTTAGGTACGTCAGTCATTAAGAACCACGCATCTGGGTCAGTCAGATAGTGGTTAACTGCGTATCCTTCAGGGATAGAGCCGTTGTTACGGAGTGCGTTGATATCGTTATCCGCAGTACCAACACGTCCTTCAGTTTCTAACAAACGAGTTGCTACGAACTGGAGGTTGGGTGGGATAATCAGCTTGCGAGGCTTCGCAGCGATCAACAGGCTTCGCTCATCAGTCCAACCAGCAATCTGAATAACAGCCGCTTCCAAAGAAGTTTCGTTAAGATCAGCCGCTACAGCGGGACGGTTTGAGTTAGTGCCACCAGATACAAGTGGGTGTGCCGTTGAGCAAAGCGTTTGGCCGTCACCGTAAGTGGTTCCAGCAGCAAAAGCGTTGTTCAAGATGGTAGCACCTTTAACTTGCTTGGTGTATGCCATAGCACGGGCGAGAGCCTTGGTATAACGAGCAGACAGTGAGTCATACAAGTTATCTTCGATAGCTTCTTCAGTAATACTGAAGCCCATCGCAATCGTCTCGTGCGTGTAGCGTGCACTCCATGCTTCCTGTGCATTGTCATATTCGATGGCAGAACCTTCGTTTTTGACGGGTGCGGCAGAGAAGCCGGACAGTTTAGTTTCTTCCTCAAAAGAGCGATCAGAAGATTCTGTTTCAAAAATCTCCTTCGTCTCTTCACCGTACTTCGCATACTCTAAACCAAATAGAGCGTTCAGACCGGGGAGGAGTTCTTTCAGTAATTGGGCGCGTGAAATTGCCATGTTATACTACTCCTTATACGCCAGTTGCGTTTTGATACTGGTGCATACCCCAGTTCCACTTCACGATAACCTCTACGAAGGCATCAGCGCCAGTAGCCGTTTCGGGCACAACGTCAATGATTCGGATAGGCTGCGTAGCAGTGGTAGCTGTAGTAGAGCTGATAGAGATTTTAGAATCCCCAGTAGCAGTACTTCCAGCGGTCTGGATGAGCACAGAGTTATTACCTACAGCAGTTCGACCTACTGAAGCGATGTTTGCAGTGCCAGCAGCGGTTACTGCGACCTTGAACAACGCGTCGGGATCGTCTACAACATAGGCAACGATATCACTAGCAACGGTGCCAGTGGGATAGTACTGACTGAACAATTGATACCCAAGCGCAGGGCTTGTGTAAGAACAGCCAACGAAAACGCCAACGGGGGTGGCCGTAGCAGTACCAGTGTCTTTTTCGATAGTACCGTCATTGATTAGCTTTACAACATCACCGTTGAAGATGTTTGCTGCATAGCCAGAAGCAATGGGGAACAGTCGAGTAGCACCAGCAAATACCCTTCCACCGACCAAGTTGACCGGCTTCAGCCCGTAAGGGGCTGATACAGTTGGATAAGCCATTAGAGACTCCTCAAATTAAAGTTTATGTTCCTTTACCAAAAGTAACCTTTGTCTTCCGCTCGTTAAATAGCGGCATACGCGGGTCGTTCTCTCGCATGAGGTTATTATCCACTGAATGAATCTGAGCATCATTTTGTTGTTCATAATGCGCGTTTCGTTCCTGCGATAATTCTGAAGGAGCTTTACATAACATCAAACCACCAATTACAACGTTATCTTTGAATCGCTCGTTTTCCACGGTGACCATTGTAATTTCTGGGTGATCTTCTGCTCTGACAGGCTCCCAACCTTCACGGAGCTTAGAAGAAACGTTAGTGGCATCAACTTGCCCTTGAGTGCTTACACGTACCCATTTAAACTCGTACCCGTCTTCAGGGGTAGGTGAAGGTAAAACTTCTGGCCTCTTCCATGCCTGTCTACGAGTAGTTTTTTCGCGGGTAGTTTGCTCTCTATCTAGTCTATTTTGAGCCATTATTGTTTCCTCATGTCTATAGCAACCTGTTTGGCGTATTGTTCTGGTGTAAGACCTAACCGTTTAGCGACGGCAACTTGTGTTTGCGTTAACCTAATTTTCTTAGGGGCTGTGCTCCGCGTTGCGGGTGCAACCACATTTGCTTTTCGCTTAGGCTTTTCGGCCTCTATTTCACCAACATCCTCGAAATTATCGGGGAATACTTGTCGCATACGAGAATCAATTTTCTCGTAGTATTCTTCAGTTTGAGGGTTAACACCCTCTTTGACAAGTTTATTATGCAACCCCAGCGCAAAACTTGTCATTTCGTCGTCTTGTCCGAACCACGTATTGGACGCTGCCCAATCGTTAGCCCGGTCATCAACAATAGGTGCTGGGGCGGATTGTTCTTCTATTCGTTGTGTTTGTACCTCAGTTTCCACTGGTTGTAAAGGTTCGGCACGTAAGTTATCTAAACGGTCAGCCTTTATTTTAGCGTTAGTTAGTTTCTCTTGTGCTTCTACCAACTTATCAGCATCACCTGCTTCATACGCCTGTTTGTAAGCACGTTTAGCAAGAATCATCTCACCAGCAGCGGTACGTTTAGCTTGTTCTAATAAAGCTTCCTGATTCTGACTAACAGTACCTTTAAGTTTTTTGTTTTCTTCAACCAGTTGTTGAGCCAATCGTTCCAGCTCTTGACGTTCACGTAACGCTGCTTCTTTAGCCCTACGTTCATCATGATAACCTTTACTAAAATGACGGATTCGGTTTTGTACTTTATCAGAGTACTCTGCAAGCTCCTCGTCAGTAACTTCCGCTGGTGGTTCAGCAGGCTTACGGTTTCGGTCAGCTTTTGGTGTGTCATCAACAATTTCGACTTCGAGATCATCTTCTACCGCTTCCTCAACTACGGGTTCAGGTTCAGTTTGTGGTTTACCCGACAAATCGATTTCGGTAGCACTTGAATCTTCAATTTCGATGTCCGTGCTAGTTTCTTCGTCTTCGTGGGGGAAACTAAATTCTACTTTTTGAAATGGCATGGTTACCTCCTATGCGCGTGTGATACCACGGGGGTCGGCCACAATAGCCTCGATAGAATCATCATTCATTAGACGATATTCAACCCCACCAACTTTAAACCGAGTGCCCGTATTCATACGGAACATCACATAATCCCCCGGCTTACACCACGGGCCTGTCGGGAACCGATCCTCGTCAGAATAGGCTTGCTCGCCCATATCCAACACCAAACCGATTATCGACATAATGTGTTCTTGGCTTATTGTGTTTGAAGATTTAAGCAGTCCGGTATCCCCGAACGTCTCTTCAACTTGTGGTAACGCGACCAACACCCTATAACCTACGGGTTTAGGTAGCTGCGCCTCTATCTCTTCTTGCGTTAGCATGTCTTCAGGGGCTAACGTTTTTATTGCTTCACTCATCGTATTCTTCCATATTGCGCGAGAGGTCTTCTACGTATCCGATACAGGTTTCGAGACCCCGAACCATACCTGTAACCTCCTTGTATTGGGCAAAGTCTTTTGCTCCCCCATTACCAAGAAACTGTAGTGCAGAGGATTTATCTTCCTCGAATTTATCTTTAAGCACGTCTAAGACGGTTTTAGCCATTATTGACCCTTATTTTGTTGTTCGATAAGCCGAAGCAAATCTAGACTAAGTTTATCTTGCGATTCAGTAGTCGATTTAGCGAGCTTCAACCCTTCTTTTTGAGCTTCCAGTTCTAGTTCTTTCTCATCTAACCCTAACTTCTTAGTGTCAATAGCAGAATCAAGTGCATCTTTTTGCGCTATGCGCTCTTGTTCAGCCATACGAAGCTGGATTTCTGCGGCATCTTTCTGGGCCTTACGCTGTACTTCTTGTTCTTTGATCGCCACTTCGCGTTGCTGTAGCTGGAATACGGGATCTTGCGCTTGTTGTTGAGCCTGTGCTTGTGCCTGTTTCTGTTGGTTTGCCTGACTGAGTTGTGTACCTGCCTTCGCCATAAGCTGTGCAAGGGTTACTTCGATCTCTTCAGGCAACTCTTCGTTGGGTGGTGGTAACGCTGCACCCAGTTGTTCTTCTATTTGCGTCCGATACTGGAACCCTAGGTGTTGCGCTAAGTGCGCTTGCAGAGCGGCCATAATAGCCTGCCCCTGCGGATTTTGACCTATCATTTGGGCTACCATCGGGTCTTGCATAAACGACTGGTGAGTCGCTATGTGCGCTTGGTGGTCTTGGTATATAAACGCTTTAACCGGTTTGCCAACGAGTGCATCCATATTCTCACTAACCGGATCAGTCGGTTTAAGGTCGTCCTGAGTCGGGACAAGTTTATCTGCATTCTTAACTCCTAATACCTCGATCATCTGCCTGTGTAGCTGTGGCAGGTCGTAGATTTGCGGGGCGCTCTGCGCCATCTGTAATACCGCTTGGTACTGTACAACCCGCTGGGCCATCGTTGACGAGTTAGGATCACTGACAGGGATCACATCCACCATCATGTAGTCCGCTACCCTCGCACTGACCTCACCCCGCATGGGGATATAGTCGTACTCAGTGGGCGCATACTCTGCCATCAACGCTTTGAGCATCTTGAACTCTTGCTTCATCGCGTAGTGAACACGGGCCTGTACCGCAGCCATAGGCTTAAGCGTACGTTCTAACAACGCCAGCGTCGTTCCTACCGGAGCGTTAGCCGACATGTCAGATATGTTCATATCACTGATCGCACCTAACCGACGGCCTTCAGTGGTAATCTGGTTCAACAGGGCTAATAGAGTTTGGCTTGGCTCCTTGTACGGAAGCGGCATGATATTGTCACGAATGCTTCCAGACGGTACATCCACGTCTTTCCATTCACCCGGCTCAATGGGCGAGTCATCACCTTTGATCCTCAGACCACGGGATTTCAACCCTCCGGGTAAGTTAGACAGCGTACCAGCATCAACCAACTGACGGATCAGTGAAGTACCCGCACGGGCGTACCCACCGATAATGTGGATCAAACCAAGACCGTAAAACCCAAACCCCGGCACATATACATAATGCACAAAGTGCTGACGCTTCAACATCAGCGGGTCTTCTTCACTCCAGTTACGACGTATCGCTAGGACGTTACCCGTACCTCGTTCAATGGTAACAACATAGGGCTTTGCAATCTCTTCCTCATCCTCGTCAATCCCATCAATAACAAGATCTGCATGCACCTCGTACACAGCGTACCGGTCATCGTCGGTGATAGAATACCCACCTTCTTCAGCCTTTCGCTTCTCAATATCTGTATGGAACGGCTGTGGATCACCGAGGTCTACCTCACGGTAGAACCCCATCGCTTGTAGCTTCTTTAACTCGTTCTTGGTCTTCCGCATGACGTGCGTAACACGTTCAGCAGTCTCAATATGGGACGCACCGTAAGGTACAATCACGTCTTCCGCAGGGATGTATATGGCTACCTGACGCCCTAAACTCGGATCGTAATACACTTTCTTAAATGCCGAACCAGCCAATCCTAGGCTATATAGCAGGCGTTCGTGCTCTGGCCGATACTCCACCATACGCTCGGTCAGCTCATAGTTCATATCCGCTTTTACCCTATCAGCGGCTTCGGCTTTGTCTGGTGTCTCTTCGCCTAATATCTTTACACGAACAGGGCCAGCGGCTGGGAAAGTCTCACTCATTGTTTCCGCTTGGAAACGTATAGCGGCTTCGGCCAGTACAGTAGAGTAAACCCCGCAGGCACCGTCCCACGGATCTGTACGCTCTTCGTACTTGAACCCTAATACGTCTAGTCCTTTGACAAACGTATCAGCCCAATCTTTTCGGCTATCGGTATCAGCATCGATAAGCCCAATTAAATCCTGTGCAAGTTCTTGTAACTCGCTATCGTCTAAGGCTTCTGCAAGGTTAGCATCGAACGACATTAAATCTGCTTCATCTGCATCGGGTATTAATGTGATCTCCATACTACCGTCAGATAACGTCACACGTTCTGGGTCAACAATCTCTATCTCTAGTGCACCGCCTTCAAGATCATCATCCATCATCTCACCTTCAAGCAGGTCGTCCATACCTTCTGGTGCTGCATATAACCCTTTTTCAATAGCCATAATTTATACTCTTAGTAGTACCCGCCGCGTCGTTGTTTGAAGTAACGAATCTCGTCAGGTTCGTCAGTTGGTAAGCGTATGAATCCACCTTGTCTAAAACGCATCAATGCCATAACAGTCGAATCCACCAAGTCATCATGGCTCATAAACGGAAATCCAGCAATCTCTTCAACTACTTCTTCCGCCCATCGTGTTGTAGGTATCCATACAAGACCTGATGCTACAATATCAGCAACAGAATTTAAACGCGCTAGTTTATCACCAGACCCTCTGTGTGGCGTATATTCTTGTACTGGTAATCCCATACGTCGCATCTCCTGATACAACGCTACGCCAGAACTTTTTTTCTCTACAATAAACGAGTCTGGTTCCCAGTCTGCATACTCTTCCATCGCCAACTCTTTAAGCTCGGGGAACTCTAATCGCTTTTTAATGCTGTTAAGTAATATGATGTGGTAGGCATCTTCATTTTCGTTAAAGAAAACACCCCACGTCGTTAGTGCCGTAAAGTCAGCACGGTTATGCTTTTCTGCCGCAGCATCAAGAGACATGATAATATATTCACAGTTGGGTGGGTCTTCTTGTTCCCAATGCTGCCACCACTCCCGCTTAATAAGCGCAGCCTCTTCCGCTGTCGGTTCCTGCTGATACTGAGCATTCCACTGGAACACT